ACAATAACAATTATAACAGTAGGATTGTATTGAAAAATACAATAGATCATTTAACTGGTGTACTCGAATTGATTGAAATGAGAGATACATTACAGGCGAGGGTAGATACATACACTGTAGAAAACACCGCATACAATTTATTGGATCATAGAACTGATGTAGAAATACTCAGATATTTGAATAATAGAATCCAAGATAAAAAAAGAATTAAAACGAATTATCAATATGCCTAGCAGTCGGATTGATAGTGCAATGAAAGTTGCAGCAATAAGTAGGCTGAGATCTTATAGATCTTATAGCGACTGTATAAACAATGTAAATATTATATTGTGTAATCTTGTGTGTAAGGTTATGGATCATTTGAATGGCTTGGTTCATAACCGCAAGATTATATCTGCATTAGGACTGCACCACAATAGAACATTTGCATTTACAAAATATCTCTAATAGGTGTAACATATACACCAATCAATGAGATGGAGTAATATAAAATGTGTTTAGTAACGACAAGACTAAGGGAAAATTGTAGTAAAGCATTTAAGTTTATAGATAAGTTTAGATCTCTTAACAATGAGATCCAAGCTCAAACCATACAAACACTTCTGTATGTCGGAATGTCACCTGATCGTGATGTACCAATGCAAGACATGGGAAGAGCATTAGGCCTTAGTCAGGCCAGTGTTAGCAGAAATGTATCATTCTATTCTAAGATCAATAGACATAGATCTAAAGGTCAAGGTCTTTTAGGATCCAGGGAAGATCCAAAAGAGAGAAGAAGAAAAGTGGTTTATCTAACAAATAAGGGTGCAATGTTTATGAGTGATCTCAACGACATTGTAAAATAAATGAAACTGGTTTTGGAATTGGTGTGCCTAGGGCGGGATTTGAACCCGCATGATCGTAAGATCGCAAGATTTTAAGTCTTGTGTGTATACCAATTCCACCACCCAGGCTGGAGTAACTATATTATGTCAATACGAGAGAGAAATAAAGGATATCAAATAGATATCAGTCACCATGGTAAGAGGCATAGGTTTAATATTAAAGGTGATAGATCTGATGCATTAATTGCAGAGCAGCAGATCCAACAGGGATTAAAGATCGGTAAATCATTTAATCAACTGATCTCAATCATTGATGCACAAAGAACACAGATCACAGTAGGATCTATATTTTCTAAGATCAAGAAAAACATCAACAGTATGAGAGAGATACAAAAAGCATCCAATGTGTTATTGGATCTTGGCCAGGATCTAAAAATTACTGATCTAGATGAAGATCTTGTAGATCAAATGATCGAACTTTGGAGATCTAGAGGTAATACTGATTCTACGATCAACAGAAAACAAGCAGTGATCAGTAAGATCTGTTCGTATGCATTGAAGAAGGGTTATATAAAAGAAAAACCTGAGATCAACTGGTTTAAAGAAGGATCAGGTAATTATAGATTCTTGAAAGAAGAAGAACAGGATCTTATGTGTAAAATTTTAAGATCAGGTAATCATCATAGTATGGTAGATCTGATCACTGTTGCATGTGATACAGGTTTTAGGTATTCAGAACTTTTAAGGATCAATCTTAATCGTGATCTTGATGGTGATAGATTAACTTGTCAGGCCACTAAAAATGACACAGTAAGAACTATTCCATTAACCAAACGATCTATGGAAATTTTAGTTAAGAGAGGCAATTTACCATTCAATAATATTACTGAAAGGTATAAGAGAGATGCCTGGGATTATGCCAGGATCAAAATGGGATATGCTGATGATCCGCAATTCACTTTTCATTGCACTAGACATACATGTGCAAGTAGATTAGTGCAACGAGGGATCAATATACAAGTAGTGCAAAAATGGTTAGGCCATAAAACAATTAATATGACTTTACGATATGCACATTTAGATGATCGGAATTTTATTCAAGGTAGGAATGTACTTGAAAACATAAGTGGTGACATAAAGAGTGACAATTATGTATCAAGTAGGTAATATCGTAAGAATAAAATGAGAGAATTAGTAGGTTATTATGTGTGCGGTAGACTTAAAATCACACATATAGACTAATACACTGTAGCAAGACTAGTCGCTACTCATAATAACCTTACTATACGAACCAACAATACACTGGTGTATAAGATCCAGTGGGAGTATAGAAATGGTGACAACTAAAGGTGACATTCAAGAACTTTTCCAACAAGAACTTAAACTAGAAGAGAGAATGATCCATAAAGGATCAGACAGATACTATACCAAAACTCAGAAATCCAAGGGATCAGGAAATGAAAGTCTAACGATCTATGGGAAGAAACTATTAAAAAGTAGTATTGATAATTTTGAACAGGCTATCAATATTGAACTCGGCCTTAATGGATCTACATCAGGTGCAACACCGATAGCTAAAAAATTAGTTGAAGGCATAGATTCCAGGACACTTGCAGTGATCGCTACAAAAAGAATTATAGATGGCATTTCATTTAGAAAAAAGAGAACAGGATTTGCTATACAGTTGGCCAGTAAGATTGAAGATGAGGCTTATTTTAGATCATACGAAGAGTACAATAAAAAACTATTCAAAACTGTAGAAAAAGATCTTAATAAAAGATCAAGCAATTATGAATACAGAAGGTTCAAACAATTAAAACAATCACAACGATCAGGGTTCGAGTGGAAACATTGGACAGTCACAGAAAAATGCCATGTTGGTAGCACATTGTTAGATCTGTTTATTACATCTACCAATTTTTGTAGATTAGAATTAGTGATCACCAGGAAAGGAAAAGTAAAAAGATCAGAATATTATATATGTCCAACTGAAAAAGTGTTGGACTGGATCAAGAAATGTAATGACTTTAATGAATATTTAGATCCTGAATATCTACCCACAGTTATTATACCAAAGAAGTGGGAACCTGGAATGTCACAGGGTGGTGGATATATACATGATAAGATCAGGCCAATTATGTTAGTGACAGGACATAACATTACATCACATAGAAATTATTTAAAAGAAGTTGAACTTGCTGATATGCCTGGTGTGATAGATGGTATCAATGCAGTACAAAGTACAATGTATAAGATCAATAAAGATATTTTATATGTAGCTGAGACTATTTATGATGATGATAAATTTAATCAGGGATCTCCAATAGTTACAAAAGCACATATGGATTTACCAAACAAACCTCATGATATAAATACAAATCCAAAAGCATTAAGCAAATGGAAATCAGAGGCTACGATCATTCACACACTTAATGCAAAACTTAAATCAAAAAGATTACAAACATCTAAGATCTTACATGTAGCAAGGGAGTATATGGACTTTGATCAAATAGGATTTCCCTGTAACTTGGATTTCAGATCCAGGTTGTATTATGTACCGGCATTTTTGAATCCCCAGGGTAATGATCTTGCTAAATCATTATTGAAATTTTCTAAAAAGAAACCAATAGGTGCAAATGGTTTTAAATGGTTATGCATACATATGGCTAATTGTTATGGATACGATAAAGTCAGCCTGGATGACAGGATCAAGTGGGTTGAAGATAATCATTCTATGATCATGAGTTGCAGCCAAGATCCGCATCAGGATAGATCTTGGATCCATGCTGATAAACCATTTCAGTTTTTGGCCGCATGTTTTGAATACGATAAAGTCAAACAACATGGCCTGGAATATGAATCTAATTTACCAATACATGTAGATGGATCTTGTAATGGCCTTCAGCACTTTAGTGCAATGCTGAGAGATGATGATGGTGGGATTGCAACTAATCTCACAGATACACAAACACCGGAAGATATTTATCAAATCGTATGCGATAAAGTTATAGAAAAATTAAAACAAAGTAATGATCTATTAGCACAACAATGGTTAGAATTTGGAATTGATCGTAAGGCGACAAAGAGATCAGTCATGGTATTACCATATGGTGGTACGAGATTCTCATCAGTAGAATTTATTGATGAATATTTATCAGATCGTGTAGCTAAAGGTGAACACATGCCTTTCGATAATCGTGGTGAGGCCTGTAAATATTTAGGTTATCTGATCTATGATTCTATAGGTGATACTGTAAGTAAAGCTAGAGAGGCAATGGCCTGGTTACAGGAAGTTGCAAAACTTATTGCTAAACTTAATGCACCAGTAGAATGGGAAACACCATTAGGCTTTCCGATCAGACAAGCATATTACGATACAACTGATCTTGTTGTTAGAACTAAAATGATGGGAAGAATAAGAGTTAGATCTACAACAGATAAGATCAATAAAAGAAAACAAGCAAATGGTATTAGTGCAAATTTAATACATAGCCTGGATGCTACATGTTTATATTTATGTATAGATCATGCAAGATCCAAAGGTGTTACGAGTTTTGCAATGGTACATGATAGTTATGGAACTCATGCATGTGATGTAGATGCAATGGGTGAATCTGCGAGAGCAGCATTTTTAGAATTATATGGTAGCAATGATCCATTAGAAATGTTGAGAGATCAACTGATCAAATTGTTACCCGAAAAAGAACACACCAAGATACCACCATTACCTGAGAAGGGAAATTTGAACCTGGAAGAAATAAGAAAAGCTAAATACTTTTTCTGTTAATTTTTTTTTGTTCAGCTATCCACTTGTGTAATGCTAATAATAACAATGGAGCAATGCCAATGGCAAAATATAGAAGAGAGACTACACCTGAAGGAGTAGCATACTATCCCTGGTTATCAAAACCTGATGTCAAATTTCAATCTGATAAAGGTGGTAGTTATAGTTGTAATGTTTTTGTAGATACTGAAGATGCAAAACCATTAGCTAAAATAATAGATAAAACAATTAGTGAATATCAAACATTAATTGAAAATACAGAAGGTAAAAAATTATCATTGAATGATAAACCTTATGTAGCACATGGTGATCCTAAAGATAAAAATAAAATAATACCGCAAGGTAAAGTTATGTTTAAGATCAAACAATATGGGTTGTTAGGTGGTAAACCTTTCAGGCCAATAGTTGTAGATGCTAAAGGTAAACCAATGCTAGATAACAATGGAGATAACATAACAGTATTTGGTGGATCTAGGGTTAAAGTAGCATTTGATTTATTTACATACAATGTAGGTGGGAATATAGGTGTCTCACTTAAACTTGTAGGTGTCCAAGTAATTGAACTCCAAGATTCTGCTGAACCTGATATTAGTAAATTAGGTTTTAAAGAAGAGAAAGGTTATGAACATAGCCAGGAAGATCTAACTTTTTCAGCAGAGGAAAAATCAAGTGAGCAAAAAGAAAAAACAGACAACGACTTCTTATAAGTTTAGATCAGGACTAGAGGAACATGTAGCTGATCAACTGGATCAGCTAGGTGTTTCATTTGAATATGAAACATTAATAATTAAATTTATTAGGCCTTCTAAAATGCACCGCTACACACCTGATTTTATTTTACCTAATAAAATTATTATAGAAACTAAAGGAAGATTTTTAACTAAGGACAGGCAAAAACATTTATTAGTAAAGAAACAAAATCCTGATCTTGATATTAGATTTGTATTTTCTAATCCAAATCAGAAGATCAGTAAAACAAGCAAGACTACATATGCAATGTGGTGTGAATCAAAAGGATTTTTATATGCAAAACAAACAATACCAACGACATGGCTTAAAGAAAAAAGTAGGCCTAAAGAAAAGATTAAAAACTAAAACGATACAAATTGATTCTAGTAATACACCTGATCATTTGGATGTAACAGTCCAACAGATCCATGCACAGAATAGTCATAAAGGAATACTAGGACACAAAGATCATTTCATTATTACTCTAGATGGGAAAGTTAATCCTGGTAGATCAGAAGATGCTATTGGTTTCAATACTGATCAAACAACACTATCAGTTTTAGTTATTGGTAAAGATAATTTTTCAACTTTACAAAGTGCTGCATTAAAAAAATTAATTGTGAAACTCAAAGATAAATATGGGATGTCATTAACAATAAAAAATAATACAAACATAGAAAAAATATGAAAAAAGAATTTGAAGGTGATTTAATTGTACCGGTATCCGGTGGGAAAGATTCTACTGTTGCATTAATTTTAGCGATAGAAAATTATCCAAATAAAAATATTATACCGCTACATTACTATACCGGTTGGGATCACCCTACTACTTATAAATATTTAGATTATTTATCAGAGAAAACTAATTTAAAAATAGAACATACACACATTGATAAATACCCAACTATGATGGATGTAATAGAACATCAATTAAAAAATGGTAAACATTTCCCACATAGACAAGCAAGATATTGTACTAGAACATTCAAAAGAGATGCAGTTAGATTGTGGTTTAAAGCTAATGGATTTTATGATAATCGTAAGGCTCAATGTTGGTTAGGCATAAGATCAGATGAAAGTTATCAGAGGAAAAAAAAATATGGTGAACTCGATTCTAACGAAATACATAGCTACAAAGATGTTTTTCCGGATACTCCGAAGTGTATAGATAAAAATATAAAATTAAGATTCCCAATTATAGATTGGAGTACCCAAGATTGTTTCGATTATATAAAAAATTATGGTTGGAAAATTAATGAGTTATATGATGAAGGATCTAAAAGAGTTGGGTGTTATCCATGTCTATTAGCTAGTAAGAAAAGACAAACTGAAGAGTTTAATACTGAATTTGGACAACAACAATTAAAATTTATAAAAAATTTAGAAGATAAATATGGAAAAAAATATGAAATGTATGATGAAGATCAGGGATCTTGTGAAATATGCAACATATAAACCAGGAAGATAGCACATTTGTTACTCATGAATCATGTCCAAGCTGCGGATCCAAAGATAATTTGGCCAGGTATTCAGATGGACATGCATATTGTTTCGGATGTGGATACAGGGAGAAGGGAGAAGGTGATATGAAATCAGTTGATGATAATGAAGTTTATCAAACAAATGAACAGATTGATGATCTAGAATATAAAGCAATAAAATCTAGATCACTTACATTAGAAACTTGTAAAAAATATGGATACAAAATTGGATCATTTAAAGGTGAGTTAGTACATGTAGCTACTTATGATAAAGGCACATGCAAATTAAGATTTAAAGATAAAAGATTTTCATGGATAGGTGATTCTAAATCTGTTGGTTTATATGGTGAGCATTTATATAGATCCAAAGGAAAAAGAATTACGATCACTGAAGGTGAGATAGATTGTCTATCAATCTCCCAGGTATATGGTAATAAGTGGCCAGTAGTATCATTAAAAAATGGTGCCAATGCAGCAGTCAGAGATATTTCTAGATCATTAGAATTTCTATCAGGATTTGAGGAAGTAGTAATTTGTTTTGATCAAGATGATCCAGGACTAAAAGCTGCAAGATCAGTAGCAGAATTGTTTGAGCCTGGTAAAGCAATGATTACTAGACTACCAATGAAAGATGCTAATGAAATGCTGGTGGCTGGTAAGACTAAAGAATTATTAGACTGTTTATGGGATGCAAAGATCTATAGACCGGATGGTATTGTAGATGCATATGATCTATTGGATGATGTTTGTAATAAACCAAAAGTAGATTCTATATCTTACCCATTCAAATCAATAAACATTCTTACTCATGGATTACGAAAAGGTGAATTACTTACAGTCACTGCTGGTACTGGTATAGGTAAGTCTCAATTTTGTAGAGAGTTAGCATATCACTTGATCAAAGAAAATAAAAAGATAGGATACATTGCACTCGAAGAAAATCTAAGAAAAACTGCTGAAGGTTTAGTCAGCCTGGATATGAATACACCATTACATATTGCTGCTGAAATAGATAAGAAAAAAGTTGCACAATCATTTGATAAATTATTTAAGAATAACAATGTACTTTTTTATAATCACTTTGGATCCCTAGAATATAATAATTTAATTTCTAAAGTTAGATACTTAATCAAAGCAATGGGATGTGAATATATTGTATTAGATCATATCTCAATCGTAGTATCAGGCCTGAAAGATGGTGATGAAAGAAGATCTATAGATAATGCAATGACAGGATTAAGATCCTTAGTTGAAGAGACAGGTGCTGGATTAATCTTAGTAAGTCATTTAAAAAGACCGGCCAATGAACGAGGCCATGAGGAAGGTGCATCAACATCTTTATCACAACTTAGAGGATCAGCCGGTATCGCACAGTTATCAGATATGGTTATAGGCCTGGAACGAAATCAACAATCAACAGATAAAAATAATCAAACAACAGTAAGAGTATTAAAGAATAGGTTTAGCGGAGAAACTGGAGTGGCTTGTCAATTAAAATATAATTCTACCACCGGTAGATTAACTGAGTTATTTAATGAATTATGATAAAGAATTTAAAACATATGAAGATTACATTAGATATTTATGCAGAGGTGCGATTACACAAATCGAAGTACATGGAAAAAAAATGGTAACAATATCAGTTAGAGATGAAACAGAAATGGAAGAAGTATCATTAAGATTATGGACTATATATGAAGATAGAGATGATGTTGATATTTTTTTTGAAATAAAAAACATACATTAATATATGACTAGCACAAAACATTTAATACATAGGACATTAGATATTGGATCCGGTTTGTTAGTATCTCTACTAATTCAAATTTTAATTTTTCCTTTATATGAAATACATATAGAGATTTGGGAGATGCTACATTTATCCATAATATTTATGGTAGTAAGCATTATAAGAAGTTATATATGGAGTAAATATATTTTTAAATACAAATGAAATACATATTAGATTTAGAATGTGATAATTTTTTAGATAAAGTTACTAAGATCCATTGCATAGTTATGAAGGATATAGAAACTAATGAGATCTATACTGATCTTGATCAATGTTTAGATCTTTATCAAAAAGCAGAACTTATAATTGGCCACAATGTTATGGCCTTCGATTGTAAAGTTATAGAAAAAATAACAAACATAAAAACCCAGGCTGAATTATTTGATACATTAATTGCTGCAAGATTAATTTGGTCACACATAAAAGAATATGATTATAAAAATATTCATACAGGATACCCACAAAAATTAGTAGGCCGCCAAAGTTTAGAGGCCTGGGGTTATAGATTAAAATTAAATAAAGGCAAACCACCTAATGAGTGGGATGTGTTTACTGAAGAGATGTTAGAGTATTGTATTTTAGATGTCGAAGTAACTCATGTTTTATATAAAAAGATTTTAGAAAAAGATTATTCTAAAGAGGCATTAGATCTTGAACACAATGTCCAAGATGCATGTGTAAGCATGATGACAAGTGGTATTGAATTTGATACTACGAAAGGTAGAGAATTATATAGTGAACTATCTGATGAACGATCTAAATTAGAAAAACAATTATCAGAATATTTCCCACCTTGGGTAGAGGAAGAAGAATTTATACCTAAAGTAAATAATAAAACTAGAGGATACATAAAGGGTAAACCATTTATAAAAAGAAAAACTGTAGACTTCAATCCTAATTCTAGAGATCACATAGCAATGAGATTAAAAGCACAACGAGGATGGATACCTACAGAGTTTACACCTGATGGTAGGCCTAAAGTAGATGATAGTATTTTAGCTGGATTAGAATGGAGTGAGGCTAAGTTTTTGGCCAGGATGTTTATGATCCAAAAAAGATTAGGGCAACTAGCAGAAGGA